TAGAAAAGTTGTTGAAATAGTTAATTGGCGTGTTCTGGACGTTTTGACCGTTGGTTATGTCTTGCTGTCCGTATGTGTTCGCCTGATTCATCATATTCATGTAGTTTTGCAACTGCGTCTGATTTTGATTGAATCCGGTGTTGTACTGATTAGCGTCAAAGTTCTGACCTGTCCAATACTGATTAGCGTCGAAGTTCTTGCTAGTCATATCTTGGTTAAATTGCTGATTCTGCGCACCTAGACCGTAGTTAGCCCATCCCATATTCTGGTTGTAAGCATTCTGGTTTTGCGCCATGCCTTGATTGAATCCTTGATTCTGAGCTTGTAGGCCGAATTGGTTGTTCTGCATTCCTTGATTGAAATACTGATTCTGAGCATTCAATCCAAAATTACCAGCCGCGATTCCTTGATTGAAGCCCTGATTCTGTGCGCCCAAATCAAACTGCTTGTTAGCCATGCCCTGATTGAAGTCAGTGGTTTGGTTGCCCATCTGTTGGTTGTACTGCTGATTCTGAGCTTGTAGTCCAAACTGTTGTTGTCCTAGATATGCGTTGTTTTGCATATTTCCTGCAACGTTGCCCATCGCCTGCGCCTGATTCTGGTCATCGTTTTGGCGCATCTGCTGCAACCCACTGTTACCAAACGATCCACTGTTAATCATCGACGTTTCTTGCTGCGGTCGATTGATCATGTTGTAGTTTCGCGCCATGTCATTCATAGTCGAATTAACCGCGCCTTGCGTGTATGGATTCATACCGCCGAATCCAAGGTTATATGTATCAGCCATTTTTAGTTTCCTGTAAGTGTTCTTTGTTGCAACCAAGTGCCAGGAGTACCGGCAACGGTGCAAATCCAACCTTCGACCACATATTTACTACCCGCCGTGCCTGCTTCAGCAGGGGCAGAATTCCGAACTTTGTCGCCAACCGTCCACGTTCCAGTGGTTGGAGCCGCAGTAGATGCCGTATAGGAGCCGCTTAAACGGCCCTCAGAGACTGCGTTTACCTGCTGGGCTACCTCTCTGTACCAACGTGCGGTTTCTGCGTCTACGTTAGCGCGAGGGACTACGTTAAGTTTCATTAGGCGTTACCCATTGGCTTTAGAACGGCCCCGACACCCAGAACGCGAACATCACCAGTAAAGTTAAAAGTAGCACGATGGAACCGTCCCTCTTGGAGTACATCAAATTTACCATCGTTGATAGCTACAGTTGTGTTAACCGGAGTCAAAGCAGCGCCTTCTGTCATCTTGGTAAACGTGGAAACCGTTGCTGTAGTCGGCGTATATCCCGGTGCAAACCGTAGGCGAATCTTTGTCAATAGACTGGTGTTTTCATCGTCACCCGCATCGCCCGTAGTAAACGAGCTAGAGGTAGAAACACCCGTCATCAAAACTAGTTGATGTGTAGTGTCAACAACGGATGGAGAACGTCCACCAACCAACCAGAATTGCGAGTCAAAAGCGTAGGACGAAAGACCGTCGATAGTGGATGAAATCGTAGACAGTCCATCAATCGTTGTCCCGGCAGAAATGTAATTCAGTACGGTTTCTATCGACTGTGTAATGCAGCCCCATTGTTTTGTCAGTGTGTGATAAATAAGTGCTTGGTCAAGTACAGCAGAAGCGGTAGAGGCGTAGTACATGAAAACACGGTTGTTTTGCCGGTCATAAATGCACTGCGTCTTGTACCGATAAAGTGGATTGGAATTGTCATAGAACCATTGGCGCATCTGTCCAACACCAATTGGAACAGGGCGAGAACCGTCAAACAACCAGATGTTATCCATGCCCACGATAAAGTGAGCGCCACCAATATCGCACCAAGCATCCTGCCCGACACATCCCGCATCGCCACCGGGGATTTGTTGCCAATCCCAAACCGCAGGAGCACCGACAAATTGACCCACATGGATAGCTTTGTCTTTGTAGGCTACGGCGTAATCACCTAGCTTTCCACCGGCAGTGATTTGACCGGGACTTGAAACAAGCTGGCCCGTTGTCGCCAAAGTGGTGACAGACGGAGTCCACGAAGTTTCGTCAAAAGAAGCACAGCACCACCACCGATTAGGAGTCGTGCCGTATGTACCGTCTACCGTGTTCAATGCCATGACGAAAGCACCAACACTGAAAATGATCTTGGCTTTGGGAGCCGTTGCAATCGCAGCAAACGCACCGCCGCCCGTTGTAGATCGTTGGATAGTGTCTGACAGGTTAGAGGCTAACGTGGTATTACCGTATTGGCAGAAACTCCACCTTGTATCCACACCACCGGCATAGACAGAACCTGATAAGTCCGTCCAAGTGCCTGCAATCAGTTCGTAGAGCTTAGTTTGCGTACCAGCGAGAATCCGGCGCGTATCGTCCAATCGAGTGACAACCACCGCACCCTGACAAGCCGCAGCTAGTGCAGGTGTAGACGCAGGAATAGACGGGGAAGGTGCACCCTTCATGCCTACTTCATACGGGATGAAGTTAGTACACGCGATGACCATGCCCGGTGTCGTTGGGTCAGCGTCTGGTGTAAAACCAAGAATCTTGTCCATTAGACAGACCTAACCTTCATAGACGTGCCTGTGTACCAGTCGATTGCATTGATGTTGGAAACCAAGTCTTGATACTTAGCCTCCCAAACCGCCAACCGCTGATCCTGTCCTAAGTACGGAGCAGCCTCAACCAAAGCCGCATATAGGTACACATAAGGCCATTTTGTGAGCAACCAGTTTGTAGTGTTGCTGTTTGAAAGTGCGGGGATTTTCTGCCGATAAACGTATTGAATCGAGTACACCGAATCAGGAACAGGCCCAAACTCAAACACGTTACCAAGCACCGTATAGGCAACGGGCTGTCCAGTGATAGTGCTGTTGAATTGTTTTGTTAGCGCTTCAGGTGCAAGATAGTTCAAAGCAATGTTCGGACTACCCAAAATCACCATGCGAACCGACTCAAGAATGTCCGTAGGTGTTGCAACGGTAGACGTATTTGCTACGGTAGTCAGCGTAACAGTGGCATCCATGTCCCGCGCAATAATGTCACTATTCATCCTCTGTTCGGCAATCCCGATAAAGTCAGGGATTACTGCTGTCAAGTCTGATCTATGCAGCCATGTCGCAATGCCTGTTTGCAGTGATGAATAGTCGGTAATCATTTACAAGGCTCCAGGCCAAATGCGAAAGTCTTTTAGTGCAGGGTCATTGCACATGCGCTTGATATGCGCAGGGTTTTCAACAAACTCGCGCCATGTGATGTTGTTGTCTGCCATGTACTTCTCAACCAAAACGAAGGGAATCTCAGCGGCAAGTTTGTCCTCGCCATTCCCTGCGCCAATGTTGTGCATACCCTTGGCATAGTCAAGAATAGGCTCTACGTCCTGTGTACGGACGATTTGGAACTCATGCTCCGCGCCCTCTACAAACCGAGTCCCGACTGACATTAGTTGTTTTCCAGAGGGGATACTTGAACAACACCAGCCGCAGACACTTGAATGGCTGCAATGTTGTTGCGCCCACCTGTGGCGATAATCACTGCGTCACCAGGCTGCACTTGCAGGTCTGTTGCTACTGCGGTCTGTGCGCCAGTGCCTAAGCGAACACACGCGGGGGCAGAGGCTGCAATGCGAATCCAGCGCGGGATATTGCCGCTTGAGTCATTGGGGATTGTTGCGTTAGCAGATGTTGCAGTAGTTGCAATCTGAATACCTGTAACGGAAATAAGAATTCCACCGTCCATTTGATTCTCCAGCGTCTCTCGACGGATAGATATAAATAAGGAGGGGCATTTCACCCCACTGGCCTTGCGTGGCTATTCGTTCATCATTAGATGATGTCGCGCACCATTGCGCTGGCTTTTTCTTGCTTGGCTTCGAGCGTGTACTCAGTTACCAGAACCTTACCAACACCGTCAAAGGTGCTTGGCAGGTCTTGCATGGAAGGAGCGGTCAGTTCAGCCAGCGACCAGTAATCCATGTCCAGAATGAACACAGAACGGGCGCGTTGGAAGCGGTTAGGAACCACTTTTAGAGTGCCGAAGTCAGACACGTACACCGAGATAGAAGCATTCAGCGTTTGATCTGCGTCTTTGAAACGTGTCGAGTTACCTGTGAAGGTAGAGAACGTTTGTTTAGCAGCAGGGCTAACCATGATCAACTCAGGATTACCACCTTGGGTAAAGGCGGAGGCCAGAGCCGTTTTCAGCAGTGCTTCTGTAAAAGCGCGCTGTGTGCCGTCAGTCGGTGCCGTACCGGGGTCAGTGGTGTAAGCACCAGTGACGTAGCCAGTGTGAGCGTCGATGTTGGTCAGAACCCAGCCTTCCAGGCCACGGGACTGACGAGCAGTCGTGCTGTTACCAGCATTAGTCGTGGTGTTCTGGGTCAGGCCAGTTTCCATGTCACGCTTCAGTTCCTTCGACACGTTAGCCATTTGATAGGCCAACATGTTTTTCATGCCGTAAGGATTCGACGCTTGCTGTGTGCGTGACACGGCAACGATTTTTGAAGAAATCTGCGTACGATTCCACAAGCGAACCGGAGTTGGGC